GCTGCCCAGGGATCAGAAGGTATTGGCCACCTTTGTTGCTAAGGAATCAACAAAGGTTGGACCATCTTCTTGGAATGCGAGCATGTATTGTTCACGCTCATCCTCATCCATCAGTGCACCCAGGGTGTGATGTGCATGATAGAAGGCTAGTGCGTTGACGATTGCATACTTCTCATCAACGTTGATGATGAGGTGATACCGCTTGTTGTCTTCAGTCTGATCCATGAGTGCGCCCATGTTGAGTTGAGGTAGGTGAATAGTTGAGCATGGGACTTACACCACTCTTGCGAATGATTCTCAATAGTGGATGCCCATGTGTTGTTACTTCATGTAGAGGTATGAGCCCGCCCAATCAGCATCTTGGATGCAGGTGGCAAACGATACCTCGTCCATGAGGTTGTAGCGTACGTGCTTAGCTGGTGCCTTCCAGCTTGCTGGTTTAAAAACACAGCCAGTCTGGCGATGTATGAATGCATGTACGCAGGCACCAGTGTTGCCATTCAACGTTGAGCGTTTGACGTCACGTTGGATGAGCTTGTAGTACTTGACGCCTTTGACCATGTCAAATGCAATGCCGCAATCTCCGTACTGCTTAGCGTAATGAGCAAGCAGCTTGTCGATCAGGCATTGGATGCGTGCCTCAAGTACTTCGGTGTGTTCTTTGAGTTGTGTGGTCATGTCAGCGAGTGATTGTAGGTTGTGCTTTAGTGGGATGTGGATTGATGTTGGTAAGATCCACACCCACAAGTGCCATGCCGCTGATGGTGGCAAGGAGGAGTGCGAGGAGGGCAATAGCAATTGATCCAAGACGATTCTCATGAGTCTCACCATAAGAATCGAGGATCACATACTTGCCTTTGCCCATTGAGTAAATGGTCTTCATATCAGTTGGTCTCCAGGATGTAACGCATGTTTGTGAAAGCACGCTCTTCATACTGATCAGAGCATTCTTCAAAGCTGAGCCACTTGCCTTTACGTTGGTAATCAAGGCAGGTCATGTCACCTTTCATGTAGTCATGTATGTCAGCTGGGCATGCAACCCAGTACATATAGACAACTTGATCGGTGAATTCAAGATAGTAATCTGTGGGCTCAAGATTGAACTTTTCACAAGCTGCTGTGATGTCGTGGTAGTCAATTGAAATTGCCATGATTTAGTAGCTGTTATTTGGTGTCCAGGATATAGAGTCCTGGTGGGAAGGGCCGAAGCCCCTCCGATCAGGAGTCAGTCCTCATGCCTGCGTTCCCAACGAAGCAGATCCCTGTTGAGATCTACCTTACGTTGGAGTACAACGCAGAACGGCATAAGGTCTTGGTACTCACGCATGCCATCTTGCCATTGGAAGAAGATTTCGAGAGCAGCTTGACGCTGTTCTTCAAGTTCTTGATCAATGACAGGGGCATCTCTTCTGGCAAGCAGGCGAGCGTCCTGCGTGAGAAGTTGTTCAACAGCTTGGTAGTTCATGGAACTAACTTGGTGTCGTGTGGTGTAGTGCAGGGAGAACCCTGCAGAAAACCCACCGTCGATACGAATTCGTATCAAGACGGAAGGGTTAAGTGCAGAGATCAGTTCATGTACTTACTGTTGATGCAGTAGTACGTGTCACCAAGGAAAGACTTGGTGTAGATCAGGTTATGTCCTGGTTGGTTGTGGCACGTGGTCTTGTAGTGTTTGTTGAGAAGCTTCTGCGCTCCAACAGATAGGAGTAAGCCAAGACCAGTCCCACAAAGGATAGCAACACAGGCGTCTGAGAAGTAGTTACGTTGGTAGTTGCGTTGCATGAATCAGTTACCTTGCTTGGGTTGGATGATGAATGCCATGTCGTTCGGCATGATGAGTGCCGCCGCCCGAGTACGATACTCGTTCAGCTTCTCCGTCATGCCTGCCTTGGTAGGTAACTTGGCATTCTCAACTGCTGCTGCAGTATTGACAAGGATTGACGCAAGGTTCTTACGAATGTTCAGTGCAGTCATTGTGTTGTGTGGTATAGGAGCAGGATTTTGAGTCCTGCAGTAAAGGGCCGAAGCCCCTTAGAGCAGGAATCACATAAGCTGACGCTTACGCTCTTGTTCCATTTCGATGCCGTAATGGTAATAGTCTTCCATTTCCATCAGCATCTCCTTCATGGAACTAGGGATACCACCGCCAAGAGTACGTACGTCACGCTCCAACCATTCCTGGTATGTAGCATCGGTATCGGGATCGAATGTATTCCATAGCTTCTCGAATCGAAGCATGGTTGATTCGCCGCCGTACCATGTGACGCGGTACTGAATCTCAGCGGATGGTTTGTAAACCAATGCAGGTGTTTGCATGGTGTTGTGTTGAGTAAATGCCACGGGATTGTGGCAAGTCTGAAGGCAGGGATTGCACCTGCCAATGCCGCTTAGACGGACTCAGATGTCGTAACCGTTGGTGATGCACCAGTTACGGTGGAGTGTGTCATGCTCCTTAGGCCAGTCATGGTTGATGCATTGGTGAGCAGTTGCCTTATCTGTGAAGTAGATAACGGCTTGCCCACCAATACCCATGATGGAAGCAGCGATGATCACGTAGGTTGCAATGCGTTGAGTCACTGTCGTTTGGTGTAGATGCCACGGGATTGTGGCAATGGCTGTGGGAGGGTTTGCACCTCCCAACCCGCTTTAACGGATCAGCAGAATGGGTCCTTAAAAGGACCATGGAACTGAGATGGATCGCGCTCGTACTCAGCATCTAAGAGAGTAAAGTACTCTCCCTCTGGCTCCTTAAAAGGGCCACAGAACTGAGACGGATCACGGTCATACTCAGCATCTAACAAAGCAAAGATCTGAGCTGATGTCAGCTCTTTGCCTTGGCTGGCATTACTTTCGGTCACGGTGTTACTCCGAGTGAGCTTGGACTTACACTGCTAAAGTGCAGCTGCCAAGGTCGTGACCGACCGCCGAGTTGTCTGCTACGTTTAACGTCCAGCTAGACGAAAGATCCTGGTAACTGTTCTGTAAGACCAACAGCCGGCTGTAGCCTAAATGGGTCGCGCACGAGGTATAAATACCTAGTCGTGGGTATAAATACCTATGAATTGACAAGGATTGTACGGTAATCAGGTGGGGATTGTAGGGATTGAGGGCTACATAAACCCCTGGCTCTCACCAGGGGAAGAGGTAACCGTCAATCGTAGTCAGCTACTTTGACAACCTTAGCTTTGAACACATACTTGTCTCCGCACTTCGTGCAGTAAACAACATGTGTACGCTCACGGCGGCTGCCACGATACAGATGCTCTGCTTCCCAGCAAGCCTCTGCTTCTTCTGAACGCAGCCATCCTGCTAGCTCACCTATCACTTGGTGCGGTGTTACGTCATACCACTCCAACTGCGAAGCAGTCATCGTGACAGACTTACCTTCCCACAGATAGCTGGCAACCATCTGACAACGGTTGTCGAAATCAACAACCTTCTGCTCTTCCTTGGTCAGTTGCATTGATCTAAAGCGATGGTACTCTGCGTTCGTACGGATGCGCAGCCCCCGATACTTATTCAACCCACCCCACCTTTCTTTTTTTCTATACGCAATTCATGTCGCGTGGGGTGTTGGAGAAGCGTCAGTAAATTTTTTCTCCTTTTTTGGTCCTTATAGGGCCGGTCTTATGTATCAATACGTATATAACACCTAAAATGTGTAGCGGTATCAAGGGTTTTGCCCAAAAATACAAACAAAAATGCCGGGGTTTTAGTGCCCCGGCAGTGTAATTAAATAATCTTAGGTATTTTTACTTATCAGCCTTTAGCTTTTTTGGCGGCAACCGCCGCTTCAAAATAAGATTCGGGATCAGGGCGTTGATTTACTAGTTCTTTGCGTGCGCCAGAGACAAATCCCTGTACATCAAGGGAGTCTGCACCGCTTTCCGCCAGTTTTTTGGCTTCGTTTTCAATTGCTTCAAGTGCAATAATGCGCTCGGCCCTGTTCTTGGGGTTCATCTTGGTACTTGCGACCCAATTCCTGTTGTCTTCATACTACTTTACCGCAATCTTTCGCATTTCATGGCCTAAAATACAAATAACAAGCAAACAATAGGTAATAGTTAGTTCCATGGCCCTGTCTCCCGCCGACTTTGCCGCATACAGCCGTGCCACTGGGACTCCATACCCCGAAGATCCGGAAGAAAGGGCAGAGTTAGCGCCAGAAGTCCTTGAATTCCGCCGTAATCAACTGCGTGGACCCCAAGAGGAGTCAAATCTACCCGGCATCTTGGGCGCTGTAGCTGCAGGCTTAGGTGTTTTGGGCGCTGGTACGTACGGAGCCATGAAATTAGCTGGCCGTCGTTCTCCTCAAACAAAACAAACAGGGTTAGGTGTTAAGCAAGCTGATCTTTCTACTGTTGCTACCACTCCTCCACTGCGTTCAACTCCTTCCCCTTCAAAAGTTGCAGCACCTCCCGCTGCAATTCCTCAAGCTACGGTTGATTTAACAACTCTTCAACAAAAAGAAGCACCCTCTGTTGTGTCTCAACAGAACAAAGCTAATGACACAGGTTTTGATCAACAAGATTACAGGAACACAGTTGAGAATAAACAACGGGATATTAAAGAAGCTCAATTAACTCGTCGTGATAAAGCCCAATATGTCAGCCCAGCCCTTAGTCAACTGAGTGAAGCCGGCTTGCCTGAGTTTGAAATCAATGCTCGCATCGAAGCTTTTGCAAATACAGGTAACCGCGACTTCTTGGATCCTTCTTACAATGCTGCAACTGTTGAAGGAGGGCCAACCGCTTTTGCTAGAGCACTAAACGTTGTGAATGCGGACGTTGATCGTACAGGTCGAATTGTGTCAGGTGATTTGGTAAATCCTACAGGTGAAGTACGGCGTTCTTTCCGTGGAGGAAAAGAATCTGTTCTTGAACTTAAAGAGGGTGACTATGATCCTTTACAAGACTTATTTGGTGTTAAAGGAGGTGTTGAAGTAGTTGAAACAGTCGATCCCTCTGGAAAAACTCTTGTAACTGATCCACAAGAGTTTTTGACACGTCAGACAGAAAACCTTGAAACGCGTCGAATTAAACAAGAAAAACTTTCTGAACAATATCAATACGGCATTGATAAATTTGCAACAGAATGGGATACGCTTCATCGTGCAGGTCCTGATACCGGCATTTATTTTCCCTCTCGAGAAGTGCGGCCTATTGATGCGTATGACCTAGATATACCTACTCGCATTGAAGCCGACAATGATGGTAACTTGTATCCAACACAGCGATTCCGTGAAATGCTTGACGAAAACACCATCCAACGCGTTGAAGCAGGTGAAAAAGTAGAGGTTGAAGTTCCTTTCCTTGTTAACAAGGAACGTGCAATTGCAGACGCAGAAGCGTTTGGTAAACAAATACCAGAACTTCGCGTTAAAGCACAAAAGTACATTGATACTGGCAGAACTTTAACCGACGTATACGAAAGAACCGTTGGTGATCTTGGGCAGAGCAAATACGTGCAAGAAGGTTTGCAGGAAGGATTGTACTTTGATGCTCCGACGGGCGAGGTTCTTACTCCACAATCTGGACGTGGTTCTCAGAAGGGACGCCTAGTTGGTGGGGCACCTGACATAGAAATGCCTGATGAAGTGTACAACATTCAGTACAGCCCGTACACTACAAAAGCTGGCCGTCAAACCAAGATCCCACAAGGAGTTACGCTTGCTCCTGGGGCGTCCGAACCAACACTCACGGATTTAACTGTTTCCGATCTTGACTTAACACGTTTATCGGAAACAGGCGAAGAAACTGGCGAATATTTATACAAGATTGGACGCAAGCCTTACGATCCGGACTACATTACTACGCAACCTGTAGCAATCCCAGGATTACTTTCTAAATCTAAAAATGTTGAACGTGCGGAACGAAATTTACAACGTCAGCTTAAACAGGGTTTAATTTCTAGTGATGCTTATGAACAAGAAATGACTGCACTTAATGCAGCCATTAATCAACCCATTGGACAAATCAGGAAACAAGGTGTTTCACAATATGGCAAACCTTATAATTTCCTTTCGGATGTTTATGAGGCAACCGATGAAATTGTTCAGGCTCCTCTCCAAGTTGAAGATACGGAAGGTAATCCTGTCAGCTATGCCGCTCGCGTACGTCGCGCTGACATGGAAGACGCGATGATCCGCGCACAACGTCAATTAAACGACGAGTTAACAAAAGCTAAACGTGAAGCTTCAAACCTCAGCAAAATTGGCGTACCTACCGAGAGGATTCAATCTATTAATAATTTCTTAAACATGGCCGCAGGCCGTGGAAATCTTAAAGAGAATCCTGTTGCTAAAGCTGCCCGCCAAGCAGGCGTCCAGGTTCCACAGGCCAACGTGCGCATTGCGGGTCGTGTACAGAATGAGCTTCGCTCGGAAAAAGGAATTCAACTTCCTGTTCTTGAGTCACCTACTGCTTACGAATTTGTCCAAGGCATTATTGGACGCCCAGGAAATCCAGCAGCCCAAAGGCGCCTGGTAAGTCTTGGTAAGAGCGGTGAAGTTCGTCCGATTACAAACGAAGATCTTATCGCTGCACAACAAGAAGGCTTAATGCCCAAAAACTATCGGAGTGTTTCGCAAGCTGATCCTTCTCTTACACGTAGGGTTTCGGGTCCTGTTCCAAGGGATGTTATGTTCTCACCTAAGGATCTTTCTGGTAAACCTACGGGTGAACGTGTTGGTTACGGCTCCGAAGATATCGTTGATGTGGATACATACTTAGAAGAAGGGCCATCTGCTTATTACGGTTCTGTTGAGCTTAAATCTGCTCAAACACCAGAACAGCAGCGTAGGCTCACAAGTCCAGCCAACAAACCTCTTTACACCGGTGGCCCAATTATTGGACCCACACGTGAATTCTACCTGGTACCTGAGACCAATCTTCAGCAATATCCAGCAGGAGTTTCGGTTGGAACACGACTTGGTACAACACAGCAACCCTCGAAGCCGATGACGCTTCGCTTTGGTGACCTCGGCCAACAATTACAAGCACTTGACCCGCAACGTGTTGGCGCTGAGATGCAATCAACAAGGCAAGCCCTTGCTAAAGTTGAACCAGAAAAAATTGTTTTTTCACCACAAAGGCTTCCCTCTGGCCTTGAAGTTGTAACTCAACAACTTATGGCACAAGCAGGACGCCGTGCTGGTAAACGTCGGAGTCGTTGATCATGGCTGAAAAGAAAAAGAAAGACAAGAAGTGGATTCAAGGCATGGAGATGAAGGAGGGTGCCTTCACTGCTAAAGCAAAACGCAAAGGCATTACCACTGCTCAACTGCAGGAAAATGTCCTTTCCAATCCAGATGACTACGATGACAAAACCGTTAAGCAAGCACGCTTGCGTCAAACGTTGGTAGGATTAAAAAAGAAAAAAGATAAGAAGTAATGGCAAAAGATCATCGCCTTGCACTAGATCGTTATATTGACTTCACCAAGGATCCCTTCCTGGTAAAGCGTAAAGTTGACTTTGATGATTCGTTTTCATCAAAGCCATCTACAGGTAAAGCACCCTGGATGCCAAGCCGCTTTACAGAAGATGACCTATTGCGTCGTGTACAAACACGTAAGTTACAGCTGAATCCAGGCCTTAACTTCGTTGGTGATTCACCCGAAGAATACGAAGTGTTTGCCAATATTGGTCGCTTCACACGTAAAGAAGGTTACAACTTTGAAGAAGGTAGGCCCAATACTGTGTTACGTCCAGAAGATCAGCCAGGTTTTTCTCCCATCTGGGTCGAAGCCTATCGCATTAGCCCAACCGTCAAGCCAGAGAAGCGTGCTTCCAACCCAATGCCACGTGTTAATAACCCAGATCCCAATGGCTACACGATGGCAGCAGCAGAGCAACGTGCATTGAAAGAAGCAGAAGGTGATAAGTCTGTTGCTCAGTTGATATCAACTAAACCAGAAGACAAAACTGAGGTATTTAAACGTAATAACGAAGAGCCTACGAAGAACAAAGAAGAGATCAAAAAGGCTTAAATCAGGCCATCTATAATAAAAGAAAAACAATACCATGGCGTCTGCGGCAGGTTTTGCACAACTATTAAAAGATGTAGCTAAACCGGCCCTTATGAGTGGCGGGCTTGCCACCGGACTGTCTTTACTTAGTGGTGCCACTCCCCTGCAAGCACTTGCTTCTGGTGCTGTAGACGTTGGAGCAGACGTTCTTGCTTTAGGTGGTTTGCGTGCGCTCCGGCCTAATGCGTATAAACCTATTAGGACAAGAAACTTAGATACAGGAGAAGAAACCGTTGTACAAGGCACTCACCGTTTTGAGACGCCACTTAACATCGCTGCGTCTATTGGCGCTGGTTATGTAACCTCCCCGCTTATCTATGGGACAGGACAACCACAGCAGATTGCACAACAAGTTGAACAACGTGCATTAGTTAATCACTTGCAAACACCTCAGCTTTTGTCTGAAGGTACCAACTTCCAAATGGCTGGCTTACCAGATCCACAGGATTTCCAACAGTTGTTAAATCAACGTGGCGGTTGGCAGCAGTACTTGAGTCCTGAAGATCAAGCGTTGATTCGGCAAACGCTAGGAGGTGCAGCGTGATGGGCTTTCAACAACTTCTCAATCAAGTAGGTGAGGTAAAGCAAAAGTTAGCCACAGGTGCAAGCAAAAGTGCTGAAGCCAGTCGGCTTGCATACCTTCAAGGGGAACGTAATCCAACGATCCTTAAAGAAGCACCTGGTATCAAGAACCTTACTCGACAGCAGTACCATCAAAACTTAGAAAAATTAGGTGTTTCTTTTAAAGAGACACCCGTTGAGGCAACCGCTGCTTTTGCCACCCGTCTGATGACGGACCTCACTAATGACGGCACACGTGGCATCTATTGGCGTTACAACCACCCACTAGCCATTCTTGAGGCAGGCGCCAAGACTGCCCTTGGAGAGAAAGCATACGAAGCCCTGGGGCCTACAAAGACAGGTCTTATCACCGCCAGTATTGCCGTCCCCGTTACAGCCGTTGCCGGTGCCTACAACATCTTGAATCCTGGTGAGATGTTTAGGCCAAAGGGTTTTGCCCAGGCTTATGCAGCGGAAGGATCAGAAGATCGCAGGGAAACAACGCAACCTGTTCCTGAACTATTTGAGCGTTTCTTCCTTGGCCGTACTGGACGTCCCCTTGCTTACGAAGAAGCACAAAAAGACATTCCTTCCTTAACACCTGAACGTTACGGTAATTATCTACGTAATTACTATCAAGACAAAGGATTTCTTGGCATTATTAAAGCAACACCTGAAAATCTTGAGGGTGTACCAGAGGCTCGTATGCTTGGTTATCCAATCACTATCCCATCTGTTACAGCGGCTGTTGGTGGTATTGCCGGTGCTGCAACTGCGATACGCACTGCTCCCAGGCTGGGAGGTTCCTTCAGGCGTGGTTTAGGTGGTGCTGCATTGGGTACGGGCGCTGGCATCATTGCTGGTAACTTAGCTAATGCTGCACTTGCCGTAAAAGCAACGGAACAAAAACTACCAACCGTTGGTCAGTATGAAATAATGCAGTGATAGAATTTATTTTATAAAGGTAATTAAATAAATGGCACGTATTTTTACCGATCCGACGACTGGCAAGACCTACGAAGGCGATCCAGCTACTGGGGACGTGCGTGAAGTAATGGGATCAGCTCCTGGTCCAGGCTACCGTCAGCGCGGCGCACAAATGCTTGAGCAAGGCAAAGCAGGCTTAAAGCAGGGTGCAGATGCCGCACAACAATTCCTTGGACGCTATGGTAAATACGCTTTACCGGCCGGAGCTCTGGCTGTTGGTGTAATGCCAGCAGTTGGTGAGACTCTCCAAGAAATTGAAGCAGACCGTCCCCTTGGCGCTTTAGGTGCACTTGCTCCTGCCGGTCTATCCGCAGTCGGTGCGGGCATGCTGGGCCGTACGGGACAGGCAATGATTGGTAAAGGCGGTGTTGTTGGTAGCGCTATTGGCCTGGGCCTTATGGGTCTAGGCGCTATTCTCCCTGGCGTCACTTCATCGGCCGCTTCTTCGGCGTATCAATCAGCAACAGGCAAGCCCACTAAGGGCAAGGAGGGTGAGTTCAGCACCCAGATGGCGATCAATAAACAGCTTGCTGAACTTGGTACTACACAGTACCGCGATAACATGGGTGTTTACACCAGTAGTCTTACAGATCTGAGTAAAGCATATTCCGATCAAGAATATCTCAACCTCCAACGTAATATTCCTTTAATCAACAAACTCAAGAACGCTGACCTGGTTCGGCAACAAGCGTTGATGAATACACAAAATCAAGGTTACATGCAGCAAGGCGTGTTAGCAACAGCCGGTTCTCTGGCTCTTGGTGCACAACAGAACACAGCGCAATTAGTTAATACAGCTTTACAGACAAACCCGTACGCTGGTTCAACCATTCAGGCCCCTCAAATTAGGTTTGGTTGATCATGGCTAACTACTACGGACAAACTGGACCAGGCTTAAATACTTCAGGTTTTACAGGTTTAAACGTTGGCGGTTTTACTGATCCTTTGATTCAACGTTTAGATACAACACCTCAAACACCAATTGCTGGACGTTATTTAAACCTAGATAAAGAACGCATCCAACAATTTAAGGATGCTTTTGGTAGTGATATGGGTGCCATGGCATATTTACTTGAACAACAACGCGCCCAGGCATCTGATCCGCAGCGTATGAAAGAAATGCTTGACGTACTTGGCCCTTATCAAAAAGAGGTGGCACGCGAAAACCAACGCCTGGGGCAAGAATCTGCACTCTTTGCTGGTATTTTAGATATACCAAACAAATTGTCTCGTGCACAGATGGCATCTCATTATTATGTGCCTGAAACAATGCAGGCTATTGCCCAGGGGATTGGTCGACAAACTCCCTTTGTAAACCGTAATTACACAAGTCTTTAAGCCATGAATTGGAATAGCGGATTCTCTGTTGGCTCTTTACCTGGAGCAGGCGGCGTTGCAGATAACTTAATAAAAAATCCTTTTGGTGGTTATGGTGGGTTAAATGTAGGCGGTTTCAGCGGTAACGTTCCAAGTTATGGAGGCGCTGCCGGAGCCGCTACGGGAGCTTTTAGCCCAGCAATGGGTGCCTTGACTGCGGCAAACTCAGTTATGGCTGGGATGCAACAAGCCAACTTAAACGATTCCTTGCGAAACCAATTTGCAGCTCAAAATGCAATGTTTGACGCTGGCTTTGGTAAAGAAATGCTTGCGCAAAACTTTGATCGCTTTCGTTCTTTTAATGATCCGATAAGAGCAGCTCAAATTGCCGTCAACCAGCCTGATTATCGTCGTTCTTTGACAAGAGCAAACTTGCCAGATCTTGCTGGTAAATATGGCAGCTTTGGCGCCTACGTCTATTCTTGATAAAACAGGTGAGTTAAAATAAACGTAAGAGTAAAAGTCGTTAAGTAGACAAATGTTTCCCGCGATCTTAGGAGGTTTAGCAGCAAGCGCAGGAGGCAGTCTCATTGGAGGCGCAATTGGCGGTGGTGCCCCAGCGTACGAACCATCTAAGACAATGGAAGATTTGTCTGAGTATGGTCGTGATCAACTCCGCGCTACTAAAAAACAAAAACAAGCTATTAGAGCAGAAGCAAAAACATATACTTCCCCTGGCGCCAAAGAAGCTTTTTTACAAAGTTATCTTGATAGATTTTCAAATCCAGAGTTTATTCAAAAGCAATTAACGCGTAGTTACAAAAAACCGATTGATTATCAAACCGGTGGTTATCGTGAGCTTGCTTCCCGTGCTTATGGATTACAAGGCCTGGAGATGCCAGAGCAAGAGTTTGAACGTTATATGGGTATTGCAAAAGCAACCAACGTAAGGAGTCCGGAAGCTTTTTCAGATTTTGTTCGTCAAGATTTAATAGCATCAGATAAAGTCAAGACACCTTTTGATATTGCATGGGAACAGCAGTACGGCACAATGCCGCGTGATGAACAAGGTAGGCTAGTCCGCGGTCGGGTACAATTTAATCCAAACACCGTCAACCAATTGGTTAATTCCATGTTAGGCACCGTCGCTTAAACTGTAGTTAAAGAGGAAACGTAAATGCCAAAAGGAAAAAACGACAATAAAAGTACAGGGGGCGGTAGTCGCGTTACTAATTTAATTGCGGATGCAGGCAAAACCCTTTCAGGGAAAGAAGTACGACAGATTGCCAAGCAAACAGGTTACACACCTGAAAGCATTATCGCACGTGCTGAAAAAGCAGATGTAAAGGCAAAACCTTCTGCGCAGTCTTTTGTACAACAAGCTATTAATACACAAACATCAACAGCAGTTCAAAGAGCAACGGAAAGTGCTCCTGTAGGTACAACACCATCATTTACCTATACACCACAAGGGCGCGTTGCTTCTGTTAATTACACCCCAATTGAACCCCAGAAAAATGAGGTGGTTGGTGACGTTTTTGGTGAAGAAACAAATACTAATCCTCTTGCCGGAACGGTATCTTTTAGTGAACACGAAGCAGCAAATAAACTTGCTCTAGCTAAAATTCAAGAACAAATAGCGCAGTTACAAGAAGCTGGCGCCACTGAACGCACAAAATACGAAGTAGATAATCGCATTCCCTTCCTCCAAGCCGAATCAAAAGGTAAGATTGATCTTCAAGCGATTGTAAACGCTGGATATAAAAACATCGCTAACATTGAGCGTGGCACTGAAATGGTTAGGAATATCACTAGTATGTTCAATTTCTAAATTGAATATACTAAAATACTTGTAGAGTTCTCTCTCTCTCTCGAATAAATGGCTTATTCTCCTATGACCGTCCCTGGTCGTACTGTCCGGACTAAAGACCAGCTCACGGCCGAAGGCATGTCTGAAGCCGAAGCACAAGAGCTTGTAAACGCACAAGCTTCCCGTGCGTACGGCGGCGGTATGTCGGCTGCTGAACTGCAAGATTTTGAATCCCTCATCGGCCGTCTTGAAGGTTCCAAGATGCGTCAGGCTGCCCAAGGCAACCGTGCACGTCAACGTGATGTGTTCGCTGGTGGCCTTGCCAGCATGATGGGTAACTTCTAAGATGCAAGACTCTTCTGCTGATGCTTCCGCAGAGCTGGGTCGTTATCGCCAGGCGGCAGATGTTGCGTACAAATACGCCAAAAGCCGCCTTAACAAAGAGCAACCTTCAGATAAACTGAACAAAGAAGAAACTGATATCAAAGAAGATATCAAGGAAACGGAACGGTCATGAACGACGAAGATTTTTATTACGACGATGATAAGGATTTAAATTCTTATGATCTGTTGTTTGATGAGGACAAAGCGCGTAAAGCTGCGTCTGCCGTTAAAATCTTCCAAGACGTTTCCGTTGGTTCTTCCAAAGAGAAGATGAAGGAAGCTGGTGCACAAGAACGAGCCTCTATTGGAACATCAGGTGAAGAGCAAAGAAAGTCTGCAGCCCAAGCTCAGGAGTTTGGTCAAAGCGACGAGGCAAGGGACTACGCTCAGTCCCAAAGAGCATATCGATATTGAGATCTTCGACCAGTGGGTCGATAATCTAGACGCACCAACGGAGCAAGCATATAGGGCATTCTGTTCGGAAAACTTCTCCGTAATCGAATGCTATCTATATGCTCGTTTCTTGCGTTATAACGGATGCATCACTGGCTGTGATCTCTGGCTCCAACACAACTATCCAAAGCCTGATCACCGCAAGGTTTTGATCAATGAAATTGAAGCTATGCAGGAGGACATCCGCAAGCTTCGAGAAGACATTGATAACGGCGTTGTCAAGCGTGATTCTGGCGTTGCAAGGATCGCTAGCATGCAAAAGGAGCTCCGTGGCACCATCGCCCAGATTGATCTGTTCACGGGCAACAAAGATCGCAAGGGCTTGCTAATGGCTGGTGCTGACCGCGCCATACGTGAGTTATTAACCATCTTCAAAGATGACCCGATTGAAGTTCCACTGGAAGAAGCATCGATGAGCGTATGGTCTCACATGCAAATGGAAGAATAAATAAATTAGACTAGACCTATGCAAAAGCCACCTCCGCAACCTCCTGTCTTCGGTGAAGATATTGCCGGACGTTTGTTTGAAGTTGCTCGTCAACTCCAAAAAAATCGTGAGTCAGGAGCCGGTATCCGTCGTCCAACTCCCCTTGCGCAGAATGTTGCACAGGGCCAAGATGTCATGAATGCATTAATGCAGAAGAAACAGAATGAGCAAAAATAAAATGCCGCCTGAACTCTTGGAGCACTTCAAGAAAAAAGAAGCCAAGAACGAAGACGGAAGTGAGATGTCGGATAAAGAGAAAAGAAAAGCAGCCCTAGATAAAGCCCGTAAATACCAAGCAAACAAAAGAAACAAAGACGATAACAAATAGGGTAGTATTCAGTAATACACTGAACGATACCTACCGTGCCTGCATACCAGCATCTTGCCTACCGTCGTAACGCACAAGCTGCTGCACGCAAGCAACAAATTCGTATTCCACGAAACCTTGAATCTCTTCAGAAAGCAAGGGAAGACTTTGGTTTCTTTTGTGAGTACGTAGCTGATAAGCCTCCTGCTCAACACCACAAGGAGTGGCATCGTCACTTTGTAACCGATCAGGACAGCACTTGTCTTTTAAAGATTGCTGGACCTAACGTTGATCTCTTGGCGCCCAGGGGCTCCGCCAAGAGCACGGTCCTCGGTCTGTTCACTGCCTGGGCCATTGGTATCCACACGCAAGCCAAGAAGCCGCTACAGATTCTTTACTTGTCTTACACGGTTGATATCGCACGTTCTAAGTCGGCAACCATCAAACGCATCATTGAAAGCAAACGATACCAAGAGGTTTTCCCAACCGTACGTCTTCTCAAGAACGTCACCAGTAATGAGTACTGGTCCATTGACCATAAGTTTGCGGGCATTGACACCACGGGTGAAGAACAATTCACACTCTGCGCAGCAGGTCTTAAAGGTTCGGTGACCTCCAAGCGTTCACATCTTGTGATCATCGATGACGCCATTAAATCAGCGGCGGACATCTCCAACCCTGACATCCGTAAACAGATGCAGGACAACTGGAATGCGGTGATTGCACCCACCATGTTTGAAGGGGCACGAGCCATCTGCCTTGGTACCCGCTTCAGACATGATGATATTCATTCCACAACATTTAATACGCAAAACAACTGGTTGCAAATTGTGTTGTCCGCAATCTTGCAAGATCCTAAGTCCGGGGACGAACAATCCTATTGGCCAGAGATGTGGTCATTGGATTACTTGAAGGAAAAGAAACGACAAGCGCCTATTGCTTTTTCGTTCCAGTACATGAATCAAGTCATCAGGCAGAATGAATTGTCGTTGGCTCCAGAGCTGATTGTCAAAGCGGAGATTGCAACAGAGTTTGACACGCTTGCTGTGGGGGTTGATTTATCAGCTGGCACGAAAGAAAAAAATGACTATACTGTCATGGTGCTTGGTGGACGCATCGGAGATCAGATTCACGTCATTGATTACCGCCGCTTGCGTGTGATGGGCAACCTAGAAAAACTAGATGCTCTTAAAGAATTGCTTAATGATTGGTCGATACTTGGCTGCGATGAAAGCGGTAATTATTTTCCGACCTACTCCACGTGTGACATTTACTCAGAAGCAGTGCAGTACCAGGCTTCTCTTGAAGCTGACTTCAAGCGTGTGTGTCTAAACAACGAAAGTCTTTACAACTTGAATTGGCATCCCGTCAAAGGATTCCGTGCAGATAAGCTGGCACGCTTCCGTGGTTGTATGGGACTCTTTGAGGACCGTAAGATCATCTTCAATCGGTATCGTAACTTCACCGCGATGTTTGAAGAGCTAACTAACTTTGGTGTTAGCAGTCATGACGACACTGTTGACGCGTTAGTATGGTTAATTAATGGCCTCATGAAAAAGGGCAAACTGCAATTGGATTATTGATGGAACGATTAAACCCAGCGACGGGCCGACCCTGGAGATATGGAGAGGTTGCTCCAGATGGTCGCATTTTTCTTTGTTATAGAAGAAAGTCGCGCCTCAATAAAAACGGTACTTACTCAATGAACTGGCTTTCTCCTGAGGCCTGGGAGAAGCGAAAGAAAGGTTGCGCAGAAGCAGCAAGTAGAAAACAAAAAGAAAATGCCGAAATAATAAAAGAAGAAAAGCTAAAAAGAGGCTGTGAATGCTGTGGTTATAGTGAGTTTCATTTTGCTCTAGATTTTGATCACATAAATCCAAACGAAAAAATTCGAGCTGTTGCAAAAATGCATACAACTAACAAAAAAATTTTGATGGCAGAAATAGCTAAATGTCAAGTCTTGTGTGCAGTTTGCCATCGCGTGAAAACACACGATATTGAAGCTTTTAAACTTTTGTGCGAAAGAAATAAAAAAATGGATGATTAATGGTCTTATGAAAAAAGGTAAACTTCAACTTGATTACTAAACCTTAGAATTAGAAAAAAGCGAATTTGGTCGTGGGACCTGAATACATTGCTATCGGTTTAACGGCCGTTGTATCCGCTATTACCGGTGGCAGTTGGGTCGCAGGTAAGATCCTTGGCAGGCAAAACGACCAGATCCAACAAGCTTTTAATTACATCGGTTCGCAAAAGCGAAGGATTGACGTCTTGGAAGACGATTTAAAACGTATGCCTTTAGAGTACGTTCTCAAGGTTGACTTCTTAAGAGAGATCCAACAAATGCATGATAACTTCAATCAAATCAATGCAAAACTTGATAAGCTAGTTGAGAAATTACTTGAATCCAAATGAGTTACATCCTCGAGGTCCAGGAGGACGAGAACGGAGATCAGTACATTGTTCTTCCCGATGAGGTGATGGAAGAGCTTTGCTGGCAAGAAGGCGACGTACTTAATTGGGATGTCCGTGGCACTGGCATCATTATTTCCAAGGTCAATGATGCGGCTGGCTATGAGGTTATAGAAGAGTAGAATAAACGGATTGACAGTTAGATAAATGCGTATTACAGGCGGCATTCCAGTAGGTGGGAATTTAGGGTTAGGAGCAATTGCCGGTGGACTTAGCTTTCCTATTGGCCCTGGAAAATCCGACGTAGACGAAGAAGAACAATTCAAAGAAATGTTCAAGGTCCCTGGTAGTTGGCGTCAGCAGATAAAAGATTACCAGCGCGAGAATCCGCTCCAACGGCCAATGCCTTCTGCTGGCATAGGTAATGTTGGCGGTGTTTTGTTAGCACAAGCAGCTCCTGGCATGCAGCTGGCTAATTCTCAGTTTTATATGGGGCCTCAATTTGGACAAGTTCCAGCTGGTTTCCACGATAAAATTGTTTCTTGAAAACTGCTACCATTAAAGGAGAGAGGAATAATTAATGGCTGACGCTAAAGCCCGGCTCCACGAAATTATCAATGCTTACCTGGATAAAAACAGTGACATTGTTGTAGATACGGGTATTGTTGCGTCCCATATTGCACAGATGAAACTCTTTGGTATTCGCCAAGGAGTTGAGTTCTTTCCAGGACAAGATAACTTTGGTGCTCAGCGCAAAGACTTTATCGACAGGGTCCTTAAGTACAACAAGATGGATACCCGCTTGGATTCCATCTGGGAATACTTTTTGTGTGATGGTAAAGGACTTTTTTACATCCGTCCTACCAAGCAGAGCTATAGACTTTATTACTTTCGTGAACATGAATATCGTGCCTATTACAACGTTGACGGTGAGCTTGACGAAGTCGTAATCATCTACAGCTACAAGGTGCGCCGTGGCAATGGCTTTGGCGATCAAATTAATACAGTCAATATCACTGGATCGCAAAGCACATACAATCCTGGTGCTAAACGTTATATCCGATTATCAATTAAACCAAAAGAAATTGAAGAGACGCACTCCGATTCGGAGCTGAATTTTGACATGCCAACCTATGCCTTAACAGGTAATACCAAAACGCTTAAAAATAGTCTTGGC